ATGGCTAAAAAAGTATACAACACCGACTATGTAGAAGACATTAATAATAATTTAATTAAGGTTTACCCTCTCAAAATAAAATATATGAGAGAGTTCATGGATAGTTTTATTCTTGTATCAGAAGAAAAAGATCAGGATCTTGCGCTAGATCTCGTAGTCAAGTGTGTCTTTATTGCAATGCAACAGTTTGCCCCAGGACTATATAAAACAAAAGAAGACGTTGCTAACTCCTTTGACTTAAAAACATTATACAAAGTTTTAGAGTTTGCTGCAGAAATAAAAACTGGCAAAGCAGAACAGACATCAGATTCTGTAGAAGGAACGACCTGGGCAGATATAGATTTACCAACCCTAGAAGCCGAAGCATTTTTGACGGGTATCTGGAAGAACTTTGAGGAACTAGAAGAGTCAATGTCTATGCCAGAACTAACATTGTTATTATCTACAAAAAGAGATATTGAATACCAGCAAAAGAAGTTTGATGCAGCAATGCAAGGAGTAAACCTAGATGATGAAACAGGAAAATCTGATCCTTGGGAAGAGATGAAAGCAAGAGTATTTAGTGGTGGTAAAGCAAAAGATAAGAGCGATATTTTATACTATCAAGGAGCCAACGCAAATAAAGCAGGGTTTGGAATCGGCATGGGATTGGACTATGAAGATTTCACAAAAAAATAGCACCTTTCATGCTATAATTGGTAAGTCTACTAACGGAGGAAATAATGACAACAACAGTATATGAAGCAAACAAGGTAACCCTTATGGACGGAACAGAACTTGTTTTGAAGCCACTAAGCGTATCCCTGCTTCGTAAGTTTATGAAAAAGTTTGACAACATAGCAAAGGTCGCAGATGACAACGATAAGTCAATGACCGTATTGATGGAGTGTGTGCAGATTGCACTAGAGCAGTACAAGCCAGAACTGGCAAAGGATGCAGCAGCGTTGGAAGCAAATATTGATCTTCCTACGGTTTACAAGATTGTGGATGTTGCTTCTGGTATTAAGTTGGGTGAGGATTCATTTTTGAATGCTGCCCTTGCATCAGCAAACGCTGAATAAGATAAAGAGGTGAGAATGAATGTCAGATGTTAATGCTAATATCAGCGTTAATATTGACACGTCTGCAGCCCTAGGTGAATTAAAAAACCTTCAGAGGCAGATCTCACAATTTCATAATCAGATAGCAAAGTCGTCTGCATCAGCAGCGATTGCACAAAGAAACCTGCAGCAAGAGTTTGTTAATTCAATCAATTCTACAGGTCAATTTGCTGCACGTATGCAGACAATAAAAACCTCTGCTGAATCGTTTACAAACTCACTTGAGAAAAATAAGTTCTCAATGCGTGAGTACTTCAGGTACGGAGTAGCCTCCTCTAAAAACTTTGGTAAGGTATTTAAGACTGAGTTTGAAACAATTAATAAGGTTGCTGAAGAGCGTGTAAGAAAGTTACAAACACAGTATATTAAGATGGGCAGAGATGCCTCTGGAGCAATGAAGGCAATTGCCGTTACACCACTTGCTCTTGATATGGAAAATTTAGGAACAAAGACAATGATGGCTGCTCAAAAGCAGCAATTGTTTAATCAACTTTTAGCACAAGGTACAACAAACTTAGTCAACTTTGGTAAGAATACTCAGTGGGCAGGCCGTCAGTTGATGGTTGGTTTTACTATTCCTCTAAGCGTATTTGGTGCAGCAGCATCTAAAGCATTTATGGATCTTGAAAAACAAGTAATCAGATTTAAAAGAGTTTATGGAGATCTATTCACTTTGCCATCAGAAACTCAGGCAAACCTAACTGTTATTCGTGGTCTTGCGGAAGAGTTTACTAGATATGGTGTTGCAATTTCAGATACTATGTCAATTGCAGCGGATGCTGCAGCAGCAGGCTTTTCTGGAAGAAAACTTGAAGAGCAAGTAAAGGCTGCAACAAAACTTTCTGTTCTTGGCGAGGTAGATAAGCAACAAGCACTATCTGCAACTATAGCAATGCAAACAGCATTTAAGATGAACTCTGATCAACTAGCAGAGTCAATTAACTTCCTTAACGCAGTTGAAAACCAATCTGTTGTAAGTTTGCAGAACTTGACTGATGCTATTCCAAGAGTTGCTCCAGTTATCGTGGGGCTTGGTGGAGATATTAAAGACATGTCTGTTTTCCTTGCTGCAATGCAAGAAGGTGGAACAAATGCTGCAGAAGCAGCAAACGGTTTGAAGTCAGCACTTGCTTCCATGATTAACCCAAGCAAGGCTGCAAAAGAAATGCTTGCAAGTGTTAATATTGATCTAAATGCAATGACCATGAAAAATGAAGGAAACATCATGCGTACGGTGCTAGACCTTGCAGATGCACTCAAAGAACTTACACCACTTGCAAGACAGCGTATTCTAGAACAATTGTTTGGTAAGTTCCAGTTTGCAAGAGTTTCATCACTTTTTGAAAATGTTGCTAAATCAGGATCTCAGGCAGCAAATGCATTAGAACTTGTTAAGATGTCTTCACAGGACCTAGCAGCAATTGCAAATAAAGAATTAAGTGCCATTGAAGAAAACTCAGCAACTAAGTTTAAATCAGCGGTAGAGTCATTAAGAGCATCTTTAGCACCAGTGGGGGAGGCATTCCTTAAAGTAGTTACTCCTATCATAGAATTCTTCACAAAGATTGCTGATAAGTTTAATAGTCTTTCAGAAGGAAGCAAGAAGGTTGTAACAACATTAATAGCGCTTTTTGCTGGAGTTGGACCAGTAGTATTGATGCTTGTTGGTCTTATTGCTAACTTTGGTGGTCAGATGTTAAAACTATTTGGATTAATAAGAAATGGTTATTTAAGACTAAGTGGTCAGTCACAATTTCTTGGGGAGCAAACGCAATACTTAACTAGTGAGCAAATGCAGGCAGAAGCAGTAGCCCACTCCCTTGATCAAGTACACGCAAGACTAACTCAAAGATTTACTATTGAAGCAGAAGCAGTTAATAACTTACGTAATGCATATCTAAGCGCAACGGCAGCAGCAAATTCTTTTGCTATAAATAATCCAGGAATGATGATTCCTCAATCAAGACAACCAAAACGTTTTGCAACTGGTGGTTTGATTAGCGGTCCAGGAACTGGAACATCGGACTCAATTATTGCAAGAGTTTCAAATGGAGAAGCAATCATTCCAGCAAAGTCTGTTGCAAGATACCCAGATGTAGTTAATTCTTTAGTCTCTGGAAACATTCCAGGTTTCCGTAAGGGATTAGGAACAGGTACTGCAGTAGATGTTCCAGGAGGTTTTGCAGCAGCACACTTCGGTGGCAGCGCATACAGATCTGGTGCAGAATTACTTGACATGGTTGAAGGATTAAATACTGCATTTTCTGTTCAAATTCGCAAGATGGTAAGCGAGGTTGAAGGCGGACTAGATAGAGTGTTTACTGTATTTAGCAATGAAGTAATTGCAACTTCAACAGAATTAAATAGAGCAGTTGGTAAAACAGGAAGTGGTAAGAAAGCCCCAATTGAACTTGCTAAAAAAGATTTAATTGACAATGGGGAAGTTAGAGATATAGAACTACAGCGTCAACTAAAAGCAGCAGGGGTTTCAGTTGAAGATATAAAGGTTATTAATAAAAAGGTAACTGATAACATTACAGAAGGATTTTCAAAACTTGGGGATATTACAGAGGTAACTGCTAACGATTTAGATAAGTTAATTAATGATGCATATACTGCTGTTGCAAAAACAGATGAAAGAGTTGCACAAGCACAACAAAGAATGAAGGATATTACTGCTGTAACAGATCCAAGAAATGATTCAAGAATTGCAGTATCAAAAGATCCATATACAAAATTTAGAAAATCTGGAAAATACTATGAAGGAATGGAAGATATTGCTGGTGAAGGAAATGTTCCTTACACAAAGAATGCAAGATTTAAAATTACTAACGATATGGCAGGATCACTAGGTCTTGATTCAGGACTAGCCTCAGATGTTTATAATCAATTCTCAGATGAAGTAAAGGTAAAACTTTCTTTATTGAGAGGAGACATAGTTAAGTTTACTGCAGAGTTTGAAAAGCAAGCAGAACTTGCTGGACTAAAAACTGGTCAAGCATATAAAGTTGGTATAGATAAGAGCAAACTTCAAGACATTTATGTTGAATCAAGACAAAGACAAAGTCCGCATCCATTTGCACCGCAAGACGGTGCAGATGATGCAAACGCCTATGAGACAGCAAGAGAAACAACAACAAAAACACGTAGACGCAGATTTGCATCAACAGGTGGGGGCACTGTAGGAGAAGGTGGAAAGATTGTTGGGCCAACTGGATCATCACAGTCTGGAAACATTACAAATGGAGATACACCAGTAACATATGACTCAGGAACAATGTTTGGTCCACAAAATAGATCAACATTTAGACAAAGACTTGCAGCAAAAACATCTAATTTTAGGGCACAACCATTCAAGCAACAAGCATCTACAATATCTAGAGGTGCCATGAGTGGTGGAATGGTTGCATCTGGTGCAGTCATGGCAGCGTCAATGATGCCTGGCCAAATTGGTCAAATTGCACAAGCAGCAGCCCCAGCAGTTATGGGACTTCAATCTCTTGCAATGGCTCTACCCCTCTTGACAAATCCAGTAGGTCTTGCAGTTGCTGGAGTTGCTGCGGTAGCAGCAGGATTCTTCTTCCTTAGAAAGAAGCAACAGGAATACATTAAGAGTTTAGAAGATGCTGGAAAGAAAGAAGCAGAAGCAAGACTTGGCAACATAGAGTCAATCAACGCATATTCAAGATATATTGGTGATAAGGCTCTTCCATCAGAAAGACAGTTTAATCGTGTAGGCGATCAAAGATTTATTAGCGCTGATCTTGCTAAGGCTGCAAACTTTAGAAAGTTTTATGCGGAAGAAGGAAAAACCATTGGTTCTCAACTGCAGGGCAGAATGGGAAAGAAGAATGCTTTAGATGTAACCGCAAGAGACGTTGCACAAAGAGCAGCAGCCTTTGGTTTAGCCCCAGCAGATATAGCAGCAAACATTAAGGCTGCAGCAGAACTTTCAGGTGTTAGTGAGATTAAGTTAAAGGGTAAGGTTCAAGAACTTCTTAATAAAGATGGCAAGGATATTACTAAAGAGCCAATTAGTATTGACGCAAGAATAAACTACTTAAGCAAAGCATCTGAAACTAGCCTTGCAGTTATTCAGAGAAAGATCGATCAGATCAAGCCACCACAACTTCAGGTGGATGCAAATGGCACTGTTGATTATTATGGATACAGAGAAGAAGTTGAAAAGAATAAAGAAACCCAAATTAAAAATACAAAGTTTGCTACAGTTGGTCTTACCCTTGCGCTTGAAGATCAAAAGAATTCATTGGCAATCCTAAATGGACAGTATGTAGATGGCAAGATTACTGTTGATCAATATAATGCTGCATATGAAGCACAGATGGTTAATTTTAGAAACATAAAGAAAGCAACAGATGACCTTGTTAGGTCACTTGATAAAGTTGATCCTAGTGGCAAAGCATCCCAAGCAGCAATTGCTGATATGGCAGATGCAACATTTAAGTCTTTAGAAAAAACAAACAAAAGAGTTGCAAAACTTCTTAAGCAAACAGTAACAAAGAGTTTGCCAAAAAACATGAGAACAGAAGTTATGATTGCATATGCAAATGGTAGTTTATCAGCAACAGATATCTTGCAATTAGACTCACTTCTAAGTGAAATGAAAGGCCAAACTTATGAGCAAAAGGTTAAGTTTGTTGCAGATCTTACTGGAATTTCAGAAGCACTAAGACTTCAACTTGAAACAAGCCTAGCATTAGAAAATCTTAGAATCGCACAAGAAAAATATCGTAAAGCAAAAGAAAGAGGGAGCACAGCACTTGAAAAATATAAGAGAAATCTTGACAGGGCAAAAGGTTCTGTAGACAAACTAAAGGCAGCGATTGAATCAGGTGGCAAGGTAATTCCAACACCAGTAGAAGATGAAGGCAAAAAGAGTGTTAACGATGGAGGAACAAAAGATAAGCCATACGCCTTTGTAGATGATCTACTAAAGAAACTCAAACTAGTACGCAAGAACTCTATTGATGCAACCAAGGGCGTAAGTGGCTTTATAGCAGCCCTGAAGGGTGATTTAACAGGCTTTAAGGGCACAGATGAACTTCTACGTGCAGGCGGTGCTACACAAGGCTTCATCGACATCATAGGTGGTCTTGATGCGGTAACCTTTAAGAAGATTGAAAAGAGATTATTTACATTTACTAAAGAGGGCAAACTAAAGTTTGGTGACCTTGGACAAGCAATTCAGAAGTTCACTAAGGAAGTTGAACTTGGAACATTTGTAGATCAGCAACAACAGGTTGCAAGAAATGCTGCAGAGCAGATGAAGGCATACAACAAACTTACAGGTGCTGGAGTTTCTGCTGCAAAGATTACTGAGATACTTGGTGATGAGGCTCTAACCGCTGCAATTAATGCAGAAAAAGTTGGAAGTACTGACTGGAAGAACTTTATCTCTAATGCTAAAAAAGCAGATGGCAGCGTCAAAGAATTGGCAAAAACATTAAAGGTGTTAGCATTCCAAGATGCACAAGATAAAGAAACATCAGCAGATGTAATGAATCAATATTTTGCTGCACAAGAAGCAATAATTAAGCAGCAGGCAAGAGCAGAGTTTACAAGATTCCGTGGATATAACCCTGAGCAATATCAAGAAGTTATTGATAAGCAACAAGAGTCTGTAGACTTAGCAGCAAAGGCTGTAGAAGAAGAGCAAGATAGAATTGATGCAATTCAAGAACAAGTTTCTGCATATAATAGGGGCATAGAATTAATTTCACGAGAAGAAGATAAGGTTAACAAGGCCTATGAAGAAAGAACAAAGGCCATTGATGATCAGGTTTCTGCTCTTGAAGATGTTAAAAAAGTCAATCAACAAATTATTGATCAACAAAAACAGCAAACAGATTTGGCTGGAGCATTATCTTCTGGAGACATTGGAGCAGCAGCAAAAATTGCACAGGAGATGCGAGCAAACTCTGGGCAGAACTCACAACAGAACCTTATTGATAATCTAGGAAAACAAAAGACTGCTCTAGAACTTCGTAAGCAGAAAGAACTTGCAGACATTCAAGTTGAGATCAATGGTGAAAAATATACAAGAGTTCAACTACAAGATCTTATACTTAAGAAAGAAGATGAGATTTATCTTGCAGAACAGACTACCCTCAAGACACTTAATGCAACGTTAAAGACTCAAGAAACTATACTTGGAGATATGCAGAGAATTATCGATAAATACAATAAAGATATGACTACTGCAATTAATAATGTAACAAATGAAATTGGTCAAACTAAGGCTGAATGGGATACTGTTCAAGGAGCCGTTGAAGCAGTCACAGAGTGGCTAGGAGATGCTCACATGCTTGGAACAATGGATGATGTTGCCTCTGGTGTTATTTCAATTGAGGCAGCCTGGCTCAAGGTTTTGGCTGCAATTAAAGCAGCCAATGAAGAGGCAGCAAAGGGTGCAGGTGGAGCAAATAGCAAGCAATCACCACCACCAATAACACCGTTGAATAAAGAACAGCAAAAACTTGTTTCAGATCAATCATCTGTAATCCAGTCTCTTGTAAAGAGTGGAGATATTAATGCAGCAGAAAAAGCAACCGTAGCGATGATGAAAGAAGTTGGAGGCGTTAAAACAATTGCCTCTCAGGATGTTGTTGCAATTAGAAAGGCAGCACTGGGATATCTTAACTCTGGTGGTATTGTTCCTAAGTATTTTGCAGCAGGAGGCTATGCTCGTGGAGCAGATACGGTTCCAGCAATGCTTACGCCAGGAGAATTCATCATGAGCAAGTATGCTGTAAATCAGCATGGCGTAGAAAATCTAAGAGCCATGAATAATGGAGAAAGTGTTGGCGGATCAGTGTATACTTATAACCTAAGTGTTAATGTTAAGTCTGATGCAAATCCAAATGAAATTGCAAGAACTGTAATGACTCAGATTAAACAAATAGACTCGCAAAGACTCAGGGGGATTAGACAATAATGGCATCTGTAAATTATATGTTGGGTAGAAAGAAATATGCAAGACCACAAGGAATGCTGTGGGCAGACAACCCTGGAACTTTAGTAGAAAACCCTAATAGCACAACCACTCCAAAACAAAAAATATATGTGCCAATCGGGTATGAAGTTAATTCAGATACTGGATCAGAACAAAATACAGACTTGTTCAATCAATTTATAATCATATCAGATGACGGAAGGGCTCCACTTTCATTTACATCAACAAGAATTGAAAAAAGAGAAAGAATGATCAATGGGCGAATGCGCTCTACCCATATTGCTGATAAGTTAACTCTTTCTACAAGTTGGACAATGCTCCCATCTAGATCACACTATGTTGATCCAAACTTTAATTCATCATCAGGTAAGTCAGAATTTGCAGGAAATAACTTTCAAGAGTATACTTCTGATGCAGGCGCTGGGGGAGTAGAACTTCTTGATTGGTATGAAAACCATCAAGGATCTTTTTGGGTATACCTATCATACGATAAGTACTCTAATTTTGGAAAAGATGATCTAGCGTACGGACACTTAGATCAGTACACTCAATTAATTGAAATGTTTTTTGCAGACTTTTCATACTCTGTAGAAAAACGTGGTGGAACGAATCATGATCTTTGGAATATCTCTGTAACCCTGGAAGAAGTATAATGTTTCAAAATAATGAACTTAAGTCTTTTTTGCAAACATCTTCTGTAGTAAGAAGTCAATCTGCTGTAATTGCAGAGTGGAACATGAATATCTCTGACAACATAAAGCAAATAGGAAATTATAGGTATAGACCTACAGATGCAGCAGGAACAAAATATAAGAATATTGCCAGTTCATTTGACATAAACGATTCTGCAAACTACTATAAGGGTGCAACAGACGCAGATATAACTATAGATGGTGGATTTGATAATCTAAACCAGCCAATGTCTTTTGTCTCTAATAAAGAAAAAGTTAAAATGATTTATTCTTTAGAAGACTGCTTTAAAAAATTTAGACCAAGATCTGGAATCAATAAAGCAAGTTTTATAAGTTCTAGGTTTTTGCATAATACAAATGTTGATATGGCAAAAAGACCAAGATACTATATGTCAGATAAAAATGATCAGTTTAAGTATTGGACATCATATAGAACTGAAGATAATATAGAAAGAGGCATTGCTAATAAATTGGTAAATGGTTCTCATTTTATTGAAGATGCTGCTCCATATGTTGTGTATAAAAATATTGTTCCAGCAAATAGAGTAGTAATTAAAATGCAAACAAATATAGGCAGCGTTGATCTTGGGCCATTTAAGGGTGCCTCTGGATCAATTAGCGATCCACTATATGGTGATGCAAATAAAACAACCCCAGTAAAATGGAAGATACAGTATTTAGAAAATAACAACTGGATTGACATGGCCTCTTTTAATCAGGGATCTACAAGAAGAGATGGATCGGCAGTAATAAAGTCTGACGGATATGTTGAACTTTCGTATGGGCTTATTGTGCCAGAAAAATATAGAGATTCTTTTGTTAGAGCAGAAGAATACAGCAATGAAAATTTCTTGCCAGAAAAATCAATTAATGGATATGCTTACTTAATTAAAGAAGATGATTTAGATATTGGAACTTATCATATCTGGTTTAATGGAAACTATGAAACTTTTGTGCCATCATACGGATGGTCTTTAGAAGAGGAAACTGTTAACAGGCTAACTAATTTTGTAACAGATCTTACCTCTCCAATCGAATATACAAATACATCAAATAACTCTGTGGCCTATAGAGAATTTTCATATCTACAGGGTCTTAGAATAGTTGTTGACACTATGAATAAGGCTCACTCAACATTTGATTTGATTGAGTTGTCTCCAAGACTTTGTGTTGATCTGTCCGATAAGATTTCAGATTTTAGTGTTAAAAAAACTGCAGGGGATCTAGGTTCAAACGGATTACCAGTAGGGCAGTTACTAGCATCAACAGGGGCAATAACCATCTTTGATTATGATGAAGCCTTTAATGAAAATAATACAAATAGTATAGTGTCAAAATATGTAACTAATAACATACAGATAAAGTTTTACGATGTAGTAGTTAATGTTAGTGGGTATGACTACTTTGTACCAATTAAGACCATGTACTCTGAAGGATTCCCACAAACTAATTCTGGAAGTAAAACTGTGCAATTAACACTTAGAGATATGTTTTTTTATCTAGAGTCACTTGCAGCCCCACAAATGTTAGTTACAAGTGCATCTTTAAGTTATGCGGTATCTCTTCTTTTGGACTCAATAGGGTTTTCAAACTATGTGTTTAAAAGAGTTGATAAAGAAGACGAATTAATTATTCCATTTTTCTATATTGCTCCAGAAAAAACTGTAGCAGAAGTCTTAAATGATCTGGCTATTTCAACACAAACAGCAATGTTTTTTGACGAGTATAACAATTTTGTGATGATGAGCAAGAAATATATTATGCCATCACAAACCGAAAGATCTATCGATATAACTCTATACGGATCAGATGACCAGCAAGACTCTGGGGTTAGAGAAAACGTATCTACTACATCTAATATTGCAAACATAATAGAGGTTGCATCAGAAGATAAGTCAGTATTTAATGATGGCAAGATTACATATACCACAAGATATATTCAAAAAACTTTTGGATCTTTAAGACAAGCAAGCATGATCGACCAAGACAAAACTTGGATATATAAGCCAGTACTGCTTTGGGAAGTCGTTGGCTCGGATAGCACTAAGTCTGTAAATGGTCAGGTTTCAGCACAGTCTAGTTATGTTCTTGGTGCAATACCATTAAACTCATCTTTGTCAAGCAGTTTACCAACAGTTGTCAACAATGTAGTAATAAATAATACCATTGATCTTGGAGAGGGTGTTTACTGGCTGACTAGAAACTCTGGATATTTTTATGCTAACTCTGAAATTATAAAGTATGATGCGGTACAGTACAATGTTGGAGGAGTTGGAAATGTTTGGATTTCTAGCGCACAAGAGTATGAAAACTATTTCTCAAAAATAACATTTAATGGGAAAATTTATCCAACAGGATTAATAAGAATTTATTCAGAGCCAAACTATGAAGTTATTGACGGAATATTTAAGTATAAAAATGGAGCCGTTGCCAAGCATGGTAGAGGTCAGTTTGGAACAACTCCAGTATCGCATAGTGCTGGGGTAAATCCATATTGGTCAGATAACGTAAATGTTCGTGGATGCAACATGAATGCTCAATATCTATTTAGTCTTAAGGATCAATCAACACCAGCAACTCCGTATACTGTAGCAGCAGCAGGAGTAGATAATGCTCTTGCACAAAAATCAACAAGAACTGGAATCATAAAGAACTTTTTGTCTAGTTCATATATGACTGAAACGGCAGTAAATAATTTAAAGTCTACACAGTCTGGAACAATTCAGTCATCTGCATTAGTACTAGAGGGTCCAGCATTTAGCACAACAGAATCACCTATAAACTTTTTGTCATATGTTTACAAGCCACTTACAAATAAGTTTAAGCATTTTGGTACAAGAATGCGTATCGTTGGTAAAATAGAAAACAATGAGACTCGTGGACAAACACCAATTGGAACAGGTACATACTATGTAGTTACTGGATCACAACCAAACCAAAATATTAACGTAGGTGGAGGTTCTGGTGGATTGGCAGTTATGCTTAACCCAGAAACAAACAATGGGTACTATTTTGAAATTGTTGCTCTTACAGAAAATAATATTAGTGACTATACAAATGCCTCAGAAAATCTTCACAACATTATCTTTTACAAGATAGGTAAAGATCCATCTTCAGCAACAGCAATTCCAATTAAACTGTGGGGAGGCCTTTCTAATATCATTGTTGATGATGGAAGATTTACTGGTCAATACCGCATGGTCGGAGAGCAAAATCCAACGGTATATGATCTAGCAGTAGAATACCAAGACATAGGAAAGATAAGAAGATTCTTCTTGTACATAAACAATAAACTTATTACCAGTGTTGATGACGTAAACCCCTTGCCAATATATAATAACATGGCAATATTTACAAGAGGAGCATCTAGGTGCATGTTTGAAAATGTTTATGCCCTTACAAATAATTATACACAGAATACTGTGTTTGCTCTTGATACACCAGTTATATCAGCAATTGAAGATTCAGAGATAAATGCTAATGAATCATTTAGTAAGTACGCAATGAGCGGAGTGGTACAATCAACATTCCTATCTGGTATTAGTCCTTCAGAGCCTCCCAAATACAATATGTACTTTGAAGAGTTTGGAACTATTATGAGAGAGGCTGCATATTTTAATGTTCGTTATGATAAAGCCTACCCTGCAATATATGCAAAGTTATCACCAACCTTTAACCGAATTAAAGGTTATACGGTATCTGGGTTTAGAGCAGGATCATACGGTGCAGAATTCTTAATCTTTAATGCAACAGATACAGCGCTCAGCCTTGATGAAACAACTGGCAACTATTTAAGAATTCAGGGAGTCACCTTTACTCAGCAATCACAAAATGAATTAACGGTTGATTCCTATTTCTCAAAGAATAGTGACTTTTCAAATACTCAACTTGGTAACACTGCTCTTATAAAGTCACCACTAAAAGCATCTCAGGATTACGAAGATATAAAAGTTAGCAGGCTCACATATGGCAAAAAAGATTTTTCATTAGATACACCATATGTTCAGACTCAGGGAGACGCAGAAAACCTTATGTCTTGGATAATATCTAAAGTATCAAAGCCCAGAAAGTCTGTTGGTGTAAGGGTGTTTAACTTACCAATCCTACAACTTGGAGATATAGTAAACATAAACTATAAAAATTCTGATGGGATTGATCAGGTTACACCTACTACAAGTAGATTCTTAGTATATAATATAGATTATGCTAAAAGCCAAAGCGGTCCAGATATGACAGTTTACCTAAGTGAGGTTTTGTAATGGTTGATGCAAATCCAAATGTCCCTACGGTAGTTTCATCTACTTCTAGTTCTGGAGTAAAGATACCAACAACAGATATCATATTGTATAATGATGAGTCAACCCCTATTGAGGTAATGTCAGATCTAATCTTCGAAAATATAGGTGGTCAAGAGATTATTAATATAGCAAGAAATGATATTATTAATGGCCAATCGGTGATCTATCAGCCAATCAAAAACCTTACAAGCATTAATTTTCAATATAACCCACAAAACATTTTGGCTTTACAGGATACATCGGAAGAATATTTTAAAAAGTTTCCAATCAAACTTGAAAATACAATACCAAACGTAGGCACTGGTCCAAATGGTGAGACAGTTTACATCGATTCTTCAACTGGAAATTTAATAATTAACGTTGTTAATTTAAACAAAGATGAGCAGGTAGAGGTAGAAATTTTAAATGCTGGAGCAATTTTTAGTGATACAATATATGAGGTGGAATAAAAATGATAACTAATACTGGCAAGGGAATCCTTGCAAAATACTTGATCGGACAGGCCCCAGCCTACGCCTCATACCTTGCTGTTGGCTGTGGAGCAACTCCAGTTGACTCTGATGCTACTCTTGGAGACTACTCAGCAAAAACGTCACTTGATTTTGAAATGTTTAGAGTTCCAATTACATCCAGGGGTTACGTAAATGAAAACGGTATATCAAAAGTTGTACTCACAGCAGAACTACCAACCGAAGAAAGATATGAAATCAGTGAGGTTGGAATATACTCTGCTGGATCAAATCCAGTCGCTGGGGCATACGACAGCAAATCAATCTATGCTTTTACACAGGACGAGAACTGGGAACACCACACAACAAGTGCTGCTACAGATATTCCAATTATTTACGAACCATTAGATGGAAGCAATAATGATAATATAATTAATCAGACTTATTCTGTTTTTCAAACAAATGCAGATAATAGAATTTTTACAAATAGCCAAAGAGTTAATAGATATGAAAGATGTAGATTCTTTAATAATACAATCATGATGACTGGAAACTCTTCCAACCTGACTGTTGACGGAACTGGAAAGTTAGTTGTAGGAACAGGATCTGAGCACATACATTTAACTGGAGCAATACTAGATTTCAATAAGAATGCGCCAACAGATCAACTAAAACTATCTTTTGCTGTGGCAAGCAAAGATGGTCAATCAACTGCAGTTCCAGATTCAGTAAGAATCCTTTTGCAATTTTCTTCTACAGACATCCATGGTACTGGAGAATATGCAAGGTTTGAGGTTATTTTAAATGCTTCAGATTATGATTTTGCAACTAAAAGATATTTTGTAGTGACCAAGCAGTTACAGGAACTTGTTAAGAGCACAGGATTTACCTGGGCAAGCATTGATGTTGTACAGATATTTTCTTGTGTGGTATACAATGGTGCGCCATCATCAGACTTTTATGTTTGCTTAGATGCAATTAGATTTGAAAATACTGGAACAACAAATCCACTATATGGTTTAACTGGGTATTCAATAATTAAAAATACAGATGCTAGGACAATCGTAAAGACAGCAAACACAACAAACTATATAGAATTTAGATTTGCTATGGATGTTCAATAATGGCAGATGCTGGAATAAAAAAGGTAATTATTCAAAAAAAGAATTTACCATCTATATCTGGAATAGACAATAAATATATAGTTAGATATAGAATTGTCTCAGATGATAAGAATAGAACATCTCATTGGTCTCCACAATATAAAATAGTAGCACCAGTAATCGCTACGGTAAATCATTCAATTGTAGTTGACTCTGCTGCTAACGTTATTAGATTAGTTTGGGATCAAGTAAAAGATATTTCTGGATATGATATTTATGTAAAATGGGATTCTGGGGATTGGGAATATCTTGGGATATCAGCAACCAATACCTACAGTTCTTTGATTAAAAGTGGTAAACTACAGGTCACTTTTGCTGTACAGACACCAACATTCCCAAAAAGTAGATTTACGTCATCTACACTTTTCCAGACTGTTTTGACAACACTGTGATGGTATAATAGAATAATGGCAAAGATACCACTACCAGAACGAGGACAACCTTTAGATGTTTCCTACGTATATCAACTAGCAAATGCTATTAATGAACTCTCTAACCAGGTATCTCCAGCGACCTACAAGTATGTTACAGTAGACACTCTAGGTGTCGGGAAACAGAGCGTGAAGGCTTCTGAGGCACGTATAATAGGTGGCTACGTAGAAGTTGTTTCTAGTTCAACAAAGAACACTGCACAAGAAGCAGGCTTCTCTTATGATTTTGCAGCAGATTTTAAATATGCTCCAGTAGTAACTGCAACTCCAGTAAACATTGGTGGAACAGATGCTGGTAAAAATGTTACAGTAATATTAAAAAATGTTTCAACTTCAAAAGTAGAGGGAATAGTTAGATTCAACTCAACAGGTGATCTATCCGTTGCAGTGAATATCATAGCAATCGGAATTCCTAATTGATGTTAGTATGTGATAAATGTCATAAGAAAATGTTTATAGACAGACAGTACAGCACTGTTGGTCATATAGAAACATATTGTTTATACTGTGGATCAAGAAAATTTTTTCATCCACCAGAGGATTCAGAAGAGGGAAGATGGCTACTAAAAAAGGAACAACTGAGAGCGAAGGCTACAATCTCAAGCCTGTAATTCCTGGCAATAAAAAAGTCTGGTTCTTAAATAATAATTTAGTTAGAGTTTATCATTTTAATAAATCAAATGGGATAATGTCTGTTTATAATATTACAGAAGACAGAATTGAAAGTTGTTTAATTAGTGATTTTAAAAGTAAAAGAGAACGAGCATACACAGTTGGTCAAACAGCAGAATTAGTTAATAGACATAAAAAATATATGCCAACACTAATGAAGCGTGGAGTAATTCCATTTCCAACTGGATCACAAAAAGGTGGGGCAAGAGGATTCCAGGTGCGTTCATATTACTCTGAATCGCAAGTAAGAGAGATTCGTGATATACTTGCTACACACCATATTGGAAGACCAAGAAAAGACAACTTAATAACAAACGATATTACGCCTACCAAACAAGAGTTGACACGAAGAATGGGCGATGGTATACTTACATATACGAAGACAGAAGATGGACGTTTTGTTCCAATTTGGAATGAATCTATTTAACAAAGGGGTATTACATGGAAGAAACTAAGGTCTCAGTTACTTTAGGATATACGCTTAACCTTGGCAATTTTCAATCTCTTAGACTTGATCTTGGGGTAATTGATAGCAAGCGTGATGGAGAAAATACAGATCAGGCATTTGATCGTGTATATAAGTTTGTTGAAGATAAACTTACTGCAAAAATTCAAGAAGCACAGTCAGAGGCTGCTGAAGGCTAATGGCAGAACGCAAAGACCGAATGGCTTTGCTTTCACGCTACAGTAAGCACCATACTACAAAGTATGAGCAAAAGCCATCTTTAAATTTAAATGTTGAGCAATGGTCGGCAGACGCACTCATTGAGTCGTACGGCATAGGTCAGTGCTATGATTTACTAGAGCATTATTTTTCAGTGGCACAATCTCCTTCATGGAACTATTTTGCATATAATACAGAAAAAATATTGCAGGCAAAAAAAGACAAAGATCAAGATGACAAAGATAGGGCAGAACGTAGACGAATGGCTAAGGAGTGGTTAAGTGAATAATACAGAGGCAAAACTAATTACTGCTGTGCTAGAAGATAAACAAGTCCACGTTTTACTGCAAGCCAACATTGACAACCTTCTTAGAACTCACAATGATGTGTGGAACTTTATTCGCAATTATTTTGAGCACAACAAAGCAGTGCCACCAGTATCATTAGTAGTAGAAAAGTTTAGAGACTTTGATCCAATTTCTGGTGTAGGAGCAACCAAGCATCATCTAGAAGAGTTACAGACAGAGTATCTTAACGATAGCCTAAAAGATATACTTCGCTCTGCTGCTGGAGATGTACAGCAAGGAGAGGGCAACAAGGCTCTTGATAATTTAATTACTCAAACCTCAGAACTTAAAAAGAATACATCTGCTATTCGTGATATTGATGTAACAGACCTTGAGTCAGCAGTTGCTTATTTTGAAAATCTTAAAGTACAACAAGCAGCAGGACACATTGGAATTAAAACAAATCTTCCAGGATTTGATAACTATCTACCATCTGGGATTATGCCAGGACAACTTGGTGTGTTTCTTGCTTATCCAGGTATTGGTAAATCTTGGATGGCTCTTTACTTTGCAGTACAGGCATGGAAGCAGGGGAAGACTCCACTAGTTATATCCCTTGAAATGAGTGAGACAGAAGTTCGTAACCGTGTGTTTACTATTATGGGTGAGGGTCTTTGGTCACACCGTAAGTTATCTAATGGTGAAGTTGAAATGGATATGCTTAAGTCTTGGCATGCAAAGCATCTTCAAGGCAAGCCAGAGTTTCATATCATATCAAATGATCAGGGCGGAGAAATTAATCCATCTGTTCTTCGTGGAAAGATTGATCAGTACAAGCCAGATTTTGTAATCGTTGACTACCTTCAGTTAATGGCTCCTAATCAGAAGTCAGATAATGAAACGGTAAGAATGAAGAACCTTTCAAGAGAACTTAAACTTATGGCTATTGGTGAAGAAGTTCCTATTATTGCCATCTCATCTGCTACCCCTGATGATGTGAATGATTTATCTACTGTTCCAACTCTTGGACAAACAGCATGGTCTAGGCAGATTGCATACGATGCTGACTGGGTTATTGCCCTTGGACGTGGAACGAATAGCGATGTTATTGAATGTGCATTTAGAAAGAACCGTAATGGCTTTATGGGTGATTTCTTGGTGCAGGTTGATTTTGACAAGGGATATTACAGATATAAAGATTTTGAAGATAAGTAGTTATAATATGATATGTCCAATTTTCATCACAAGACTATCAAAAGATTTACCCTTAGCGGTATAATCCAAGATGAGTCTGCTCTAGGAAGGCTAAAGAATGAGTATGCAAGACTGCTTACCTCAGAGATGCGCCTATCTGGATATGTGCCAAGAATTGACATTGACGTAGATTTTACTATAGACTATAATGAAACAAAGAACTATTTTGAATTTGAGATATCACTACACGGAGTATACGCAGGGAGAAAGAAGAGCGAATGGATATTAGGGATAGACGTAAGCAAGCCAATCTATATACAAAAGAGCAAATCAAAAGAGTCGTCACGGGCTCAGGTATCACAGTTGAATCAGAAGTAGACTCTGACTATATAATCTTTTGTCCATTCCATAACAATAATCGCACACCTGCAGGCGAGATTGATAAAAACAATGGGACATTTTTTTGCTTCTCTTGCCACCATGTGGCTGATCTTGTTGAGTTTGTAATGCATACCTCTGGACGAACATACTTTGAGTCAGTTCGTTTTATTAAGAGCAAAGAAACAGAGCAAGACCTAGAGCGTGATATAAATCAAAAATTAGTAGTAAAGCCAGAGTTCACACCTTTTGATGAACTAATTCTTAAAAGACTTTATAACAACCTTATCGCATCTGATAGAGGTAAAGATTATTTTAAATACAGAAAGATTGAAAATGTATCTTGGTCAAAATTTTCACTTGGTTATTCAGAAAAGCAAGATATGGTTACAGTTCCAGTACATAGTCCAGAAGGTATACCAGTTGGCTTTGTCGGTAGATCCATTGAGGGAAAAGAGTTTAAGAACACTCCAGGACTACCAAAGGCAAAAACTCTTTTTAACTTAAATCGTGTAAAAACTGCAGATAGGGTTTATGTGGTAGAATCATCTTTTGATGCAATTAGGCTTGACCAGGTTGGTCTGCCAGCAGTTGCTACTCTTGGCTCAAACGTGTCAAACATACAAATAGAATTGCTTCAGAAATATTTCAATAACATTATTGTTGTTGCAGATAATGATGAGGCAGGAGGAAATATGAAAGATAAGATAATTGAAAAACTTGGATCTCGTGTTTCTGTTATACAACTAAATAAAGAATATAAGGATATTGGTGATATGTCAGATGAGGATATCAAGAAATTGGAAGTCTCATTTGACAAAGACATCATCTCTATGCTAAACTAATATAACAAACAAAAGGAGAAACATATGAGCGTAATTAAGGGATTAAAAGATATCAACGCCCTGCTCGAAAAACCAAAGTACGAAGGAACAGGACAAAAGGTTCGCTGGGTCAAACTTGCGGACGGACAATCAGCAAAGGTTCGTTTTGTAGAAGAACTAGATGCTGACTCAGCAAACTATGCAGAGGCTCGTGGCCTTTCTGTAGTAGTTTCAGAACATACAAATCCAAAGGACTATAAGCGCAAGGCTGCATGCACTCAGGACTCTGAGGGACGTTGCTTCGGTTGCGAAATGGCACGTAAGGAACCAAAGTCAGGATGGAGAGCACGTTTGCGTTTTTATTGCAACGTTCTAATGAATGACGGACTTGAAGATCCATATATTGCTGTTTGGTCACAAGGAATTTCTAAGCAATCAGCATTCAACAACATTCGTGAATATGCACTTGATACAGGTAGCATTTCAAATCTTGAGTGGAAGTTAAAGCGTAATGGTCAGGGAACTGAAACCAATTACACACTTCTACCTTCAAAGCCAGATGCAGAACCATTTGCATGGGATGGCTTTGAATTCTTCAACCTAGAAAAGGTTGTTCGTGAGGTTCCATATCCAGAGCAAGAAGCGTTCTACTTTGGATTTGATACACCTTCTGTTACCAGCACAAACATCGACTGGTAATAGATGTCTTACGTAGGCTTACACGTACATACTCACTACTCGTTATTTGACGGGATTGCTACTCCAGAAGAATACATTGACCGTGCAGTTGAGTTAGGGATGCCAGCAATTGCCATCACTGACCACGGTACTTTA